TTATTGGAACACTGTTTGCATATTTTCGAGACAGTCGCAACTGGTGCGACTGTTTGTATTAATCTCGTATTTTTCGAATTGGGTTCTCTGTGGGTAGAACAAAACAAAGGAGATAATCGCTCAAACCCATATACCGCTTTATTTCGACAAGTGCCGGTTTTACAAATCGTCGGCATTCCTTAATATACAAACCGGTTTTTATTCCCTAAACCGAACATCGGGGGGCAAATCGGGATTTATTCTCTCTCCATAAGTTTCATATTTTTATTGGATTTCTACTACTAAACTATAGAGGGTGTTTTATTAGCGGAGTTATATATTTTAGAAAATGTAGTGTATAGACCATTTTTGGGGCGTATACGCTCAGATTTAGGAAGAAATATGTTTTTAAATTATATAAAAAAAATGGGAGGAGCACTCATGCAATTAGTCGCCTACGGCGCCCAAGACGTTTTCCTAACTGGAAACCCCGAGATTACTTTCTGGAAGGTGTCATACAGACGCCACACCAACTTTGCCATGGAGTCCATCGAGCAGACCTTCAACGGTCAAGCCGATTTCGGTCGCCGTGTGTCATGCACCATCTCCAGAAACGGAGATCTTGCCTACAGAACCTACGTACAGGTAACTTTACCCGAGATTAACCAGTCTATGAAGGGTGCCGCTGGTGATGTCTATGCCCGTTGGTTGGATTACCCCGGTGAGCAACTCATCGCTCAGGTTGAGGTTGAGATTGGAGGCCAAAGAATCGACAGACAATATGGTGACTGGATGCATATCTGGAACCAACTTACCCTGTCATCCGAGCAACAATCCGGCTACTACAAGATGATCGGCCACACCACCCAACTTACCTACATCACTGACCCCGCTTTCGCTGACATCAACGGCCCTTGCGCTTCCACTGGAGGCCCCGGCCAGGTTTGCGCCCCTCGCAAGGCCCTTCCTGAGACCACCCTCTACATTCCCCTCCTCTTCTGGTTTTGCCGAAACCCTGGTTTGGCTCTCCCCCTTGTTGCCCTCCAATACCACGAAGTCAAGATTAACATCGATTTCAGACCTATTGGTGAGTGCTTGTGGGCTGTCAAGGATTTGACCTCCATCAGCTCTTCCACTTCCCAGGCTGTTACCACTGCCTACCAACAGTCCCTTGTTGCTGCCTCCATCTACGTTGATTTCATCTTCTTGGATACCGATGAGCGCAGAAAGATGGCTCAAAACCCCCACGAGTACCTCATCGAGCAACTCCAATACACCGGTGATGAGTCTGTTGGATCTTCCAGTAACAAGATCAAGATCAACTTCAACCACCCCTGCAAGGAGCTTATCTGGGTCGTCCAACCCGATGCCAACGTTGATTATTGCGCTTCCCTCGAGGGATCCTCAACTCTCTTCAAGGTCCTCGGAGCCCAACCCTTCAACTACACCGATGCTATCGATGCCCTCCCCCCTTCGATCCACGTCTTCGGCGGCCCCGCCGAGACCTCTGGCACTGGTGCCTTCATCAGTGGCGGTGTCTTCCAGATGCCCGGCGCCCTCGACGGATTCGTCAGTGGCGGCACTGCTACCACCCAGGACTGGCACGGCACCGGCGTCTTCAACCAAGACACCTCTGCCCCCACCGGCTCCATGCTCTCCGATGCCGGCACCTTCGTGCTCGCTGAGACTGCCCTCAACCTCCACTGCTGGGGTGAGAACCCCGTTGTCACTGCCAAGTTGCAACTTAACGGACAAGACCGTATCTCCGAGCGAGAGGGATCTTACTTCGACGTCGTTCAACCCTTCCAACACCACACCCGCGCACCTGATACCGGCATCAACGTGTATTCATTCGCACTTAGGCCTGAGGAGCATCAACCCTCAGGGTCGTGCAACTTCTCCAGAATCGATAACGCCACTCTTCAGTTGGTGCTATCCTCTGGAACTGTTGCCGGAACCGCGACTGCAAAGGTCCGCGTATATGCCTACTCTTACAATGTGTTAAGAGTAATGGCTGGTATGTGCGGCGTGGCATATTCAAGTTGAGCGGACATACATACAGTGTGTTTTGCAATGGCAGTATTATCATGGATATCAAAATTTATTTATGTCCTTTAAAAATTTAATAAAAAAATCCAAAAAAAGTTTTTTATTAAATGGGTTTACAAACCTTCATCGTCTGTTGAGTATTCGTATATATCTAATCTAACATTTGTTTGGGTTTCAGCTTCCTTCTTTTTCTGTCGTTGTTCTGCAATTTTTTGTGCGTGAAGTCTTTTATATTCGGTATCTCCATATTTTTCTTTACATGCTTGTTGTTGTTGTTGTTTTTTTAATTGTGATTTCGCTTTGCGTTCTTTGGAACTTAGTTTATTTTTATTAGGATTTAACATATTTACAATATAAACACTTGGGTGTTTCATTTCTTTTTTTATACATTTTTCATATATTTTTTGCAATTTATTCATAAATATAGAATAATCTATTTCTTTTTTCATAATATTACACTGTCCACAACAAGAATTTGAATTATGAAATGTATATCCATATTCATTATCAAACCTATCAATACCATTTGTATGATTTTCATTTGTTTTTTTTCCACAAATATAACAATCTTCTTTAATTAATTTATAATATTGTTCTTCAGATAGTTCAAATGCATAATTTCGTTGTTCTGCATTATTTTTATATTTTGAATAGTATGAACCAGGTTGATTGGAAAATGCATGTGGATATTTATTTCCATCTTTCAGCATATTATTTTGTGTTAAAATATGTTCAACTCTCTGAATAAATGTTATATTATCCACCGCACCCTTCATCATATTACATTCAGTGCAACAACTTACACAATTGTCAATTTCATACCCTTTGGTGCTATCCATACGATCAACGCCATTGAAGCCTTTGTCTTGCATAATTCCACAGTAATAACAGGGCTGTTTTATAATAGTTTCAAATTGTTTTTTTGTTAAATCAATGCTCCCTTCAAACTCACGATTTCTGCTATTCAAATTTTTTAATGCAATTTTTTCAGGATTTGCTTTAACCCACTCATTTTTTACAGCAATTCGTTCCGGTTTCTTTGACGCAATCCGTTGAATTTCATTCACATGTTCCTTGTCCCGTTTTTCATTTTGTTTTTTAAATTCGTCTCTGCATTGTTTGCACGTTTTGGTTTCTTGGCTACCTATACCAACATAGTCTTCAGTTGGTTTAAATCCACAGCAAACCGAACACTGTTTTGTTCCATTCACAACTTCTTCCGATACAGCAGAACGTTTTGCCTTGTCTCTTTCTCTCTCTTTTTGCAAACATTCTTGACAACTGCTGAACTGGTAATTAAGGGTCAATTTTGTGCGACACCCCTTCAAATACTTTACACACGGTCTTACGCTTTCGGTCGCACATTCGTCCACAAATAAACAAAGTTGGTGTAGTCCACAGTATATATTTTCGACAGACCGTTTATACTTGCACCCAGCACTTTTACACAAAATTACTTCTTCTTTTTTTGTTTCGCGGATTTCTTTACCTCTGTCTCTGCATTTCTCACATTGGTTAAATGTTGAATCAAAATAATACATTTTCTTGCAACCATTACAAAGCTTCAGCGCGTCCATCATTTCAGGAGTATATTCGTTCATATACTTGTGGTTTTTGCAAAATTGGTTACCATCGACTGAATAATTTCGACACAAATCACCATTTCGGTCTTTTCCTTTACATTTTACATATTTGTCAACCAAATGCTGTAATGCTGGTGTCATTGTCGTGGATATTGCAACGGTAGGTTTAACTGCAACCGTTGGTTTAACTGCAACTGTCGGTTTAATTGCAACTGTGGGTTTAACTGCAACCATTGGTTTATTTGCACCCGTTGGTTTATTTGCATCCGTAGGTTTAATTGCATCCGTAGGTTTAATTGCAACAATCGGCATTTCTTGTATAATTCTCTTATCATTGTTGATAAACCACTCCCACTTACCTTTACATTCTTCTGACAATTCGCCTCGTGACAAGCTCATATTTTGTCTCGTCGTCCACCGCGACAACCGGCATTCCTCTTCATCATATCCATCCTGTTTGGGAGTCTTATTATTTTCGCGAACATAAGCTATCAATTTATCAAAAGTATTGTTCCAAGACTCTTCATAAGTCTGGTAAAATCGGCTATATTTACCAATAAATGCCGTCCATTTCTCATATCGGCTGGTTCCAGGTTGAACGCGCTTGACTTGGTCGTAACTCCACCGCAACAAAGCAATCTCTTCAGTGTCGCCGGTTTCACTTGGCTTACGTCCGTGCAAATCAATAAAATCGCCCAATTGACGTACTTTTTTTTCCCAAATTTCGTCCTTGGTTAAAAGCTGGTCCTCATTTGCATTCATAAACTCGGTCCATGCTGTTATCCGTTCTTCATTAAACCACATACCAGCTTTGGATTGTTCTCTTCCAGCACGGTAAAATCCGAGCTGATCGCTGAGCCACGAGCCAATCTCGGGCTCTTTTTTGGCAGGCCTTTTGCCATCGTTGTTTTTCATATACTGTATTACCTTCTCTAACTTGTTGAACCATGATTCGTTGTTTGACATTCTTGGGATTTATGTTTTCTATAACAAAACATAAATACATTTCAATTTTATAATAAATAAGTATTTTATAATTGGCTTTGGTTTTGTTGCTCGTTCTCTCAAGTTTGATGCAATCATATAAAAAAACAATTGCTTCATAAAACTATATTGCATCAAAATCTACTTTTATAACACTTGGAACTTCTGGTTTATTAAATATTATTTTTGTAATCGCACACAATACATAAGATAAATCAAAGTTTTTATTATTTGGATTATATCGTATTATTGTTATATTTTGCTCCAATAAATAGTGTTCTCTATTTTTTTCATATATTTCATTTCGGTCTTTATGGTCGTATTCATCACATTCAATTGCCAAATTGTAATCTTCAAAATATAAATCAATATAGTATGTCCCAACTCTCTTTTGACGCTTAATTTTCAATGCATTCGAAAATGAATTTTCTATAAATCCAATGGTTTGTGTTTCTATCGCCATTACAACATTTACGTGCCCGCAATTTTCATTTATTTTTTTTATATATCTATTTTTTAAGTTATATGTATTTTTGACAAGTTTGAAGCTTTCTTCAGATAACCACATATGTATACGGTTTTGACCTCCTCGGTAATTTATTTTTTCAGTTTGTTTTGTTTCAATAAAATGAACGCCTTCTGTAAAATTTTTTTTTACATATGTAGTTAAATTCACCTTTTTTGTTTCAAACAATCCAACCAATTCATCAATGTTTTTTGTAAAAACTTATTGCATTTTATATTTTTGATAATTATATGAAA